TTCTTCTTGGCAACTTTCTTCTTGGCAACTTTCTTCTTGGCAACTTTCTTCTTGGCAACTTTCTTTTTTGCGACCTTCTTGGGCGGCTTACTGGCGAGTGCTAAGATCTCTGAAGCACTCATCGTATTAGTTTTTCCACTGCGATCGCGGACCAAGTAGCTAGCACGAAATCCATTTGATGCAGTAGGCTGGACCACTCCTTGGATACTCATGCCATGAGCTTGTAGTGCTTGGTTTGCTGTTTGGATTGTGTACTTGGGGGGCTTCTTTTTTGCAACCTTCTTCTTGCCCACCTTCTTCTTCGAGGTCTTCTTCTTAGCAACCTTCTTTTTTGCTGGCTTCTTCGGCTTCCCTCCTGAGGCATTACCAGGACACGGACCCGGCTTTCCACCCCGACCCCCACACTTGCCGATCAGCACATCAACCGATTCTTCCAGTCGACCAAACGCTCTTTTTTTCTCGTGCTGCTTCTTCATTTTTTCCTCCGGCGTCTTCGACTTCGCCTTGAGCCACTTCGTTTTTCAGCTTGGATCCGATCAGCTTCAATCTTTGCCGCTTCTTCCAGCTCCCGATTCAACCGACGAGCCTTCGATTCACCAAGAATCTTGGCCCGCATCGGCTTTCCGTTTATGTCCCGACCAGCGACAAACCCATCAGCATCAGTTTTCATCAACGAAGATGTCTCTTGTGAGCTCAGAGATTGGCTTCTACGTCGCTTTCCCCCACGCAAGACTTCTTTATCGCACAACCGGAAGAACACTTGGTCTATCGTAAACTGAGCAACCTGCTGTGGTGTGTAGCCACATCCCCCATCGAATGGATTGTCGCAAAGTATTCTGATGTGCTTTGGGCCGATTCCATACAGCAGATCATTCGGCGTATCGTCAACTACTCCGGACTCTTCGCCGCCGCGTTCGTCGAGTCCTCTCCATTTCCCGACACAGAAGGAGCTGAAATGGATTCGATTTCTCTAGACATCTCAGTAAACACACCCTGGTCTTTGACCAAAGTATTGAACAGCTCGTCTTTGGTTATTCCCGAGTCCTTCACCGCTTGGTGAACCATTGCCAACATCCCTTCCGGTGTGCCCGTTATCCACCAATTGATGTATCCTGTATTCAGTTTTGTGATAGAAGAGCCCACTCGTTTCTCATACTCTGCTTCCGACAAAAGTTCTGAATCAAGAGCGAACGCCACATACTTCCTTTTCACTGTATCGGATTTATTAGCTGTGTATCCTGGGATGTTGTTCTTGGCCCATGATTCCAACTCTGGAGTTATGTTCGTTTTTGCTGTGTCGTACACAGCCCTACTCGGTAAATCATCCACATCCCAACGAGCGGAAGACTCCACCAGATTGATCATGTAAGCTCGTGGATCATCCAGATCCATGAACTCCAAAGACTCTTTCATGCGAGCGAGGTAGCCCAATCGGTACTGACTGACACAGTCCCGCTGCAGTTCCGTGATCTGTTTCAAATTCAACGGCTTTGGCACAACCTCCTTTCCGGCAACCATAAACGGAACGGCAGAGTTTGCTCCCAGAGCCCTGGCCACGTCATCAGACATCTGTTTTTCTTTCTGTTCTAAAGTCCTAAATTCTGTTCAAACAATAAAAATGCCCGTCTCTCTCGAAACGGGCATAGTCTACTTACTGAGAGACACCTTAAAGCATTCCACTGCTTAGGTAGGTACAGTTCTGGCAGCTGCCCCAGCCTGGCCCGGATAGTGGAAGATACCATCTGCACCCCAGTTGGTATTCCAACCAATCACTTCCTGACTGTCAATGTTGACTGTCATAGAAAAGTCTTCATTCATTGCACACGGGAAGTCCCAGTACAGCGAAGCATTCATCCACAGAGTAGCGATGACTTTGTCACCTGGCTGGAACAGGTCATACTGCTCATCTCCGGAATCGAATTTACCTTCTGCGGTAAAGGTTCCATCTTTTCTACCCGGCATGCGAGCTGTGTATCCAGCAGTGTCTGAATCGCCCCATTCGCTTTTCGATGCGAGCTTGGAAGAAACAGCATGCTGTGTGGCTCTGGCGACACGAGTAGTGCCGACAGCAAACACACCCAGAACTCCGGTGACTGCGGTTGTTGTTGCGGCCATGATTTATTTCCCTTAACTTGATGAACTAGAGCTAGAGCTAGACTGAGAACTTGAAGACGAACTGGACTGAGAACTTGAAGACGAGCTTGAACTCGATTGCGACGAACTGGACGATGAAGACGAACTGGACTGAGAACTGGATGATGAACTTGAACTTTCATCATCATCGTGCCTTCCGAGTACAACGATCCTCAGATCAACATCCCCGCCATTCGCTGTGAGCTTGATCCGATGAGAAGAGGCATCTGTGACATCAAACCCAACTGTGTCAGAATTCATCTTGATCAAGATTCCACCTGGATCCAAAGCCCCGCCCAGAGCCACCGTATGGGAACCCATTGGAGCCCAACCATTGGAAGCGTCAGGTTCAATCTCTAACTTGCCTCCAGTTTCAGCTGAAACATTGTAGATCAAAATCGTCATGATCTCTTCGATGACGATCGCCTGACCCACAGCATCATTACCTGCTCCAGCTCCCGCATCGATGCCCCCGAAATCGTACAGATCGAGCGTCAACGTACCGGCAGACACGATCGTAGCCGAGTAGTCGATACCTCGATTGGCTTGATCTTCGCTGACCCCATCAGACAGATCCGGATCCAACGAAAAACTAAGTGCAGCAGTTGCCGCAATTGTCGTATTCGAGGACAAGATATTTTTGATCGTTGCCGAGACTTCAAACCGAGTGGTGATATTTTCAAGTGATCGTGTCATTATGGCACCATTGCTGGGATGTCAGTTCTGATTGTATATTCGACGACCCATTGATATTCAGTGTCACCAGTTCGAATCCCTTTAGAGTTTTGGAATTGCAAATTAGTAACACCCCCATGGGTAAGTTTCAACTTGGCAGGTCTCTCTTCAGGATGCCCGCCATACTTTCTCATGATCTCTTCAGCAAGGTCAGAAGCAATCGCTTTTCCAGTCTCTGTGTCCGTGTCTTTTGCATGGATATTGAAAGCAAGGGGAATTTCCCCGTACTCTCTGATCTGGTAAGCTGCTTTTCCAGACGATCTGGACACCACTGGGAAACTGGCACAATCAAAAACACAATAAGGCCATGGTTGATTTGCATCAGCTTCTGTGTCTGTCAATGTCAGATACTCATCCCGGTCACCAGGTGCCCAACGGTCCATGAAGAAATCTCCAACTTCGTAGAAATCCCAAACGGCAACGATGGATCTGTGAATGTCTCTGAGTCCGATCACTGAGACGCCCCTCCGGCAATGATCCTAGTGAGCTTCTGCCGTTCTTCATGAAACGTCCGTCTAAGGTACGAACGATTCAATTTGGCACTCAGCTCCAGACGAACCCCATACTCCAATGGAGTCCCAATCCAACCGTCGATTATATTGTCGGAAATTGTATCCACACCTTGGTTGATCGTCTTCATCAGCAGTGTGGTATCAGCTCGTGGGAACTCTCCCGGCTTGGATCGCTCTGTGACGATCGTGCCTCTGGCCCCTTGAACCTTGGCCACCGGAACACTGATGTTCTGTACAACTTTATCCTTGAACCAATGAGTGGCGATCAGCATCCGGCGATACATCGACATATTGGCATTGTCAACAACCCGCTGGATGAACCACTCATCCCGAGCTGAAGCTTCTGGAGCACTTGCTGACCTCCTGGCTTGAGCTGCTTCGGTTGCTGCTGACATATTAACCCCCAAGACGACTCAGATGATCTTTCCACTCTTCGTACTCATCTTCATACCGTGGCTGAGAATTCTGAATGGTACTCCCTGGATTCAAGAGATACCGACCAGGCATGTTATCAATATCTTTGATCTTTGGCATAGCCCCTCTGATGAGAGTGCCTTCACCGGCTTCCATGATCCCATGAAGCTCCCGGCACAGTGTCTTCATTGAATGCTCATCAAGAGACAGCTTCTGCGTGTCCACCCCTTTGATTGATTCTGATTGAAAACCAGTGTTCTGTTTGAGGAACGAAAGCAACCGACTTTTCAGCCGCTCATCTTTGTCCAACTGGTCTTCGACGATCACAAGACATTCTTCCGGCAACACTTTGATCAGCATGCCAGGAACTCGTGGCAGTGAAGCCAAGGATCGAGACTGATCTGCTGGGACCAACGCATCGCCAGAACCCTGGTCGATCACAGGACGAGTGCCTTCGATCGCACTTCTCAGCCGAAGACCTGGGATGTTCTGAATGAGCAAATCGCAATTTCGCGGATGGTCTGCTTCCATCGTGAAAGAGGAAATCATTGTGTGTTCTGCTGTTTCTGCCATTGTTTCAATTCCTGTTCTTGTGAAATAGTTGCTGTTCGTTCTGTTCTGAAAAGATGCCCGTTCCGGCGAACAGAAAACCGGAACGGGCGAGTACCGCGATACTTAACCGCACGTCCCCTATACAGGGGCTGTAGTAGTTCGAGCACAAACTGCCCCACGTTCCAGCTGACCGCCATAGCGAGCCATTGCAACGATAAGCATCTCATTTGCCCGGATGAGCGTATCACCTTCAGTGGAGGTCCGCATGGTCAGACCACGTCGTCTGTACATGCGGTATCGAGCCAGGATCACATAAGCGATCTGAGCATTCGTCAGACTCTCATTGATCTTGTAAGGCCGCTGCATCCAACTGTAGTCGTCATAGGTCATTCCACCCAAACGACGAGCGTCAGAGGCTCCCACGGGGATAGCACGAGCACGCTGGTAGCTGGTCTCTGTACCAATCCACACAGCACTACTCTTGACAGAAGCACGATGCTCTGCCTTGGCAACACCGAATCGAGTAGATTCGTAGTTACCGAGAGAAGTAGCTCCACCCCAAGCAACAGAAGTTGCTCCGGTCTTGTTCATCACACCTTCTGGCTGAGTCGTGCCGTTACCGACAGCGATCACATCATCCAGATCTTCCATCAGACGTTCACCATACTGAGAGGTGATGTGCTGGCCGAAATCGATCGGTGTATCAGACAAGAAGTCCAAACCAATGCGAATGGCACCTTCCCAGCGGAAGATGGTGGTATCGAACGCTGACACATACGATGCTGTGTTGAACAGACTGATGGCAGAGTCATCGACACCACCCCAGCTCGCTGACACAGTACCAGTGGCCACACCTTCAACACGTCGACCACGATCAAGCGGCTGGGTGCTGACGAGCGGGTACAGCTCACCATGGAGCAGAGGAGTCTGAATCACCTGATCGTCGAATACGATCGGTGCGGCTTCCAGTCCACCAGAAGTAGCGTCGTCGATCAGAGCCTTCTGCTCTGAAGGAGACAACTTGCGATCTTTGATGTCGGCTGAGTCGCCACCATCAGAAGCACCGCCCCACTTCTCGTTTTCCATGGCATAACAAAGGAGTTCTTTGCTGTGCTGTGTCAGCTGGTCGAATGCCAGTCGACGACTTTTCATTCGAGATCGATTGATCTCAAACTGAGCGAACGCACCGGCAACAGCCTTGTCGCGATCGGAAGAGTCATCAAGAGCCCGACCCGTGGCTTCGTCACGCACTCGACGACCGGCCTGAGGATGAGCAAAACCTTTTTCCGTCATTTCAGGATAGTGAAGAGCTGACTTCGTGGAGTCGTAAGAGTCGGCAGCTTCCTTGACTCGAACAGTGAAACTCTTTTCGCCGTCTTCGTCTTCGGAAATGTGAGCACCAACAGAAACGATCATCTTCTGCAGTCGAGAGGGTTTCATTGATTTATCTCCAGAAGGCTCAGTGGATTTGCCTTCTTCCACATCGGCTTCTTCTGTGCTGTCGTCAGCATCAGTTTCATCGTCAGCTTCTTCGTCTTCTTCAGAGGCATCTTCTTCAGATGCGTTCTTCAGATCAACGACAGCGTCTTTCAGATCGACCAGAAGGTCTTTGAAAGCAGAAGCTTCTTCGTCTTCGTCTTCTTCGGACAGGCTCTTCAGCTTGTCTGGAGTCAGGTCACCAGCCACCAACGCTTTCGCGGCGGCTGCCTTGAACTCGTCATCAGTGGCGTCGACATCGACATCACATTCTTTGACCAGCCAAGACTTAAAATTGCGTGTGAGATTCATCGTATCACTTTCGTTCTCAACACCCTAAAAACCACGCTCGCGACCGCCGCTTGCAGTGGTGTGTTTCTACTCGATGATAGAAGTGACTGCTTTTTTGTAAAGAGCAGTTGTCTTCTTCATGTCTCGAATGTTCTTCATTGCCTCCAGCACTGTCAGCATCTGATCCAGATCAGCAGCATCGGCTTTCGTCAAGAAAGTCTCAGCAGCCTTTGCAATAAGCTCTGGCTCAGAAATTTCAACTTCAGTACCTTTGCCATCATCTTCATAACCGGCAGACTTCACTACTGATTGAACAGTCTTGAAGCACTTGTCACACAAAGCTTTGCCAGATCGAGTGCTGACGTGATCTTTGTGCAACTCCTCCATGTCCTTGGTCACATCCAGCAGCTTGTTGTAATTTGATTTGCTGAGGACTCGACCGGCTTTCTCTCCATCAAAGCTCTTGTCTTCTTTTTTGTCATCCTTGCCATCGTCGTTGCCCTGTGGCTTTTCTTTTGGCATCTTTTCACCACACTTGGTGCAGACCCCATCAACCACTTTGCCTTTACACTTCGGACAAATCATTTCCGATTCTTTGGCATCGTCTTCTTCTCCGTGTCCGTCTCCGACGCCTTTGTCGGCATCGTCATCGGTTTTTTCTGATGCACAGGGACAGGTTCCTGGAGTTTTTCCAAGAGGGCATTTTGTTGAGCTTGACTTGGTTTCATCTTCTGTCTCTTTCACATTGAGTGTGATGTTGAGGTCCAGCCCACCCGCTGAGACAGTAGACTTCCGATCGGCTCTCAACTTCTTACCAAAGGACTTCATCATCGAACTCGACAACTTGTCGGATTCGATGAGATCCAGGTAGACTTCAACAACTTCTGAATCAGGATTGGCAGGAACACTGACCCCTGATTCTTCCATGATTTCAAATGACTTGATATCGAAACCACCAGGCTTGGTAGTCTTGCCTTCGTCCTGTTTGATCGCTTCGAATTCAAGAGCTTTGAATCCATGCGAAAATCGAAGCATGTCATTGTCAACCATCACTGCCGCATCATGCGACAACTCATTGAGGTCGATGATCGCTGTGTACATGTCGAGGTATTTGCTGGTGTGCTCAGCAACACCTAACGCTTTACCGATCGGCAGTGTGTGAACGTGCTGCCAAAGCAGAAGCATTTTGGGGTCAGGTCGAGCCCCCTGTGTTCTGAGGATATCTCCATCTCTGTCTTTTCGAGGAGTCGTCAATCGATTCCGAAACACCATCAAAGTGTTCTTCGGCAACTCGATCGAAGTGTCTCCCATTGAATTATGGAGCGTCCGATTCTTGCATTCCCCATACTTGTCCTGAACTTCCATTTCAGGATTGGAATAAGTGAGGACACCGCTGGCTCGCTTCACGGCATCATGGAACGATACATTCTTCACCGAAGCGTATCGATTGCACAAATCCGAGCCTACGCACTGTTGCAGGTTCTTTGCGTAAGCATCGCCTGTAGAAATGCCGTAATTGAATTCCGTTTTCTTTTCTTGACGAGTTCGGATCGATCCGAGCAGCTCGTCATTTGAAGTCTGCGGCATTATATGTCTCTCCCTGCAAAGTAATGTACGTTCAAGACCGCATCCGCACCACCAGATCGAATGAACTTGATGGCTTTCAGATCTGCGATCAAAAACGATTTTGGTTCAGAGGTAGTGAGCAGAACCATGCCCGCTGTGACAGTTGGAGCTGTTCCATCCATCGTGTACCGGATGTTCTGCGTGTCTGCCTGCAACTCGCAATGAGTAGCATTCGCAGGGGGAGCCAAATCAGATACAGTCTTGACTACAGTGGATATGGCTTCTTGTTCGTACAGAAGGTATGGCATCAGTCAGCTTCCCGAATTACTTGCTTCCGGAACTTATCAGAAACTCGCCCCTCCAGAACCGCCAACAGCTGCTTCACATAGTTGGCATCTTCATGCCCACCATCTTCAATCGAATCCAACCAGAGCTGGATATCATGAATGTGTGGAAGCGTCTGTGCGGCGTCAGAAGGTACCTTCAGAGCCCCTTTGGCCTTGCCCTTGACTCTCTGAGCCACTTCTCTAATGAGTCGATACAGCGGCTGGATCTTATCCTGACCGCCATTGAAACAAAGACAATTGAGAGCGTCTTGGTTCACATGCACAGTCCGAGGAGATCCCAACTCTTGTGAAGCTGGATCCTCGCTCGGTGCTGTGACTGGTCTCTTTCTTGTCGCCATAATTCCGATTTCTGTCTAAAGGACCAAGAGCTTACGAGCTGCTGGACGACTATGAAGAACTGCTTGAGCTGGACTGTGAACTTGAGGAGCTAGAGCTGCTTGAGCTTGAGCTTGACAGGTCTTCCATCGACAGAACTCGGAAGAGTCCGTCGTCAGCTACAGGTCCGTTGTACTGCAATTCCCCTGTGTGGAAATTCAAAACCTTGAGAGGTGGCGTCTCACCAGAACTCAGCACATCAGCAAGAGTAGCCTGCCAAATCGTAGAGCTTGGGAGATTGACTGACACGTTTTCGTTCGCACCAGCATCTGCATTGTGCTGAGCAGAAGGAGCTGAATCATCGCCAGCTCGATGAAACCGCGTAATGACCAGTGTTCGCGATGCCAATCCGGAAACAGGCCCCAGGTAAAAATTGACTCGTTTCATGACTCACACTTTCTTAACAGAAAAAGCCTCTGACGGCTGAAATGGTTACAGATCAGGAGTCGAGGCTTGTGAGCTTAGACGATTCAAATTGTGACTATCGAAGAACGGTATTGGGTGCTACCAAAACAGACAAGAGCATTACCTGTTTTTATTTGGATTTTTCGGTTTTTCAATCTCATCCAAATAGCAGCGAACATGAAGCACTCGACGATTGTTTCCGTGTACTTCGAGCCTCACAGTAAAATCCCTACCAGCTGTCATGTTCTCGCAAAACCGATCTTGGAATTTCCTGAGTCCTGTTAGCATCTGCCCTAAAGACTCATCATCATTTTCCAACACCTTCTGCAACGTGTTTATTTGTTGGTTCATGAAACTCTCCAAGGCACTCGGAGAACCATCACATCTTCCCCAGCCCACCGTTGAATTCCATCCAGGATCGTTCGGATCTCTGTCGGATCGTCTGTTTTCAATGCCACTTCCAGCAGATCAGTGGAGCACAAAGGGACTCTGGAACAACTCAATTTCACTTCGTTAGGATGAGCTGACAGCACAAGAAAATCAATACCAGCTACCAGCATCGGCGGCTTCGTTCTGCTTCTTTTGATGATCTCCACTTCAGCACAATTGACAATCAAAGTATTGACGTGCTCTCTGGTGTAATCATCAACACCTCTCAACACTTTCTTTCTCTGATCTGCTTTCAAATCGACTGACACCCTGGCCACCATTCGGTCCCCTGGATAATACTTTGTCTGTGTCGATTCTATGTCTGAGAGTAACGGCACGGCTCTGTTCATGACTGCCATTCTATTTTAGGTTTCTTTTGATTCCGAAGCTCCGCATTGATTTCAAGCGTCCATTCTGCGAACTCTTTCAATGCCTGTTCTTCTTCCTGCGAGCTTCGAAGATCCCCTGTTCGATGACGCACCACCATGGTTCGCCACAAGATCATCGCACTGTCCAACTCTACTGGTATTGGAATCTCTGTGTGCCGAACCCTTTCATGTAGACCGGCGACATCCAGAAAACGATCCTGAACTGCCTCACTCAATCCAATGGTATCTTGACTGGATGGGTAAAGGACATTCTTATGCAGTTCCATCTGTTTCTTCTCCCTGTTCTTCATTGTGGACCACAACATCAGGAAGCATAGCCCCAACCGTAGCTGGTGACAAACCTATAAACGCATTTGTATAGGTCTCAAACACAGCCTCCATCATCCATTCCCATTCTTCATCTTTAACATCGTCCTCTCCCGCAATTTCAGCGACCTTTGCGACAGCATCAAACAGCATCAAACAGCAGTGCTCCATGATCTTGGTTGAATCTGTTTCTGATGATCCCAGGAACTTGGCACAGTAGTCATCAATGACGCCCGGCTGATTCCACCTATAAGCAGCTCGATAATCTTTATGCTCTCCGAGGAGAATTTTAGCCAATCGCTTGCAGAGCTTTTTATAATCATCTGGAGTGTCTATAAACTGCGATACGTAATATCGAAGCAGATTCTTTACTGTGTGGACATCCCCCAGGTACACAGGGTCTTTCGACTCCTTTAATGCACTGCGAAAAGGTTTATCTAAACCAACGTCTCTGAATGTGCTCTCTTCTGTCATCATTTAATTTCTATGGAGGGCAGCATTGCCCTTCAAGTGTGGGTAGTGCCGTAGCAAATATGATTGTATCTATCGTACCAGGGGCATCGAACTTGCCCATGCCTTTGTCGCTCTTCTTTTGTACCCTTGTCACCAGAAGCCGTTGATTGGATGGCAGCAAAACTTCTTTCTCACCACCGTTCGCAGAATGCTTATCTACCGGCAAGCCCTTGACGCCTTCCCCTGCCGTGATCTTCCAAAGATTATTGCCCGACATCTTTCCGTACGGATCTGAAGTAGTAGACATCACACCTTTATCTGACACCACCAACCCCGGCTTCATGCCACTCATGTCTCCTGAGTGCTTGCGAGTTACCGTCACACCTGGATCGATTGGGATGCTGTATTTGTGGACTCCAATGGCAACACTATGTGCTCGTTTGCTAGTATCCGCCGATCCGGTTTCTTCTTGGCGAAGCACACGATTCATAGGACCGTACCCAGATCCCGTATATGATTTGATTGCAGTCTTATGCCCAACTGCCTTCTTGAAAGCTTTAGATCCAGCCTCATGTAAAGCATCAGCGTTGCTCCAATCCAAAATGTTAATTGGCGTATGAGCCCCCTTGCCTTCTTCTTCTGCGATCGATCCCAACACATCCCACTTGCCAACCTTACTAAGTCCTTTCTGTCCTTTTGCTGATTGTATTGAATTCACCAAATTCGCTGATGTCTCTGACATCGGCTTTGGTGGAGCTGGTGGATTCAATTGACTCTCTACGTTATTGATCAAGGCATTGATGTGATTTTTTACCTTTGGTGATTTGACTTCTCCAGTAGCAATCATACTCTGGAGCTGGGAGATATTACCTTTCAGAGCAAATATACCAGCCTTTTGTAATTGCCCTTTGTTGATAGCAGCATGAGTTGCGTTCTGATCAGAATGGAATTCTGGCTGTTCCGGAAACTTGTTTGGATCAATTTTGATCGGTTTGGGCTCGGCTTTTGGCTTGACGTTAGAAGGCTTCACTGTTGGAGATTGGTTGCTCTTCATCGCTGCCTTTGCAGCTTCTTTGTAAGCATGCACAGCTTGACCTGCCTTCGTCGTCAAGCCGCCTGTTGCTACCGTTTGGAGCTTATCCAAAGAACCTTCATTGATGTACTGCTTGATCACTTTCAACTTCATTTTTGCTGTCGTTAGCCCCACTTCAGTACCTTGAAAAACAGGCTCTGGTGGCATCGCTGTGTGAGTCTTCGGAGCTACTGGTTTCTCATCTTCCACACCCGCTTTCTTGATGATCGAGTCTCTTCGTGATTTCAAGAGGGCTTTGATAGAGGCCCTGTGAGCGTCGTCAGAGCTTCCGAACTGATCCACGAGCTTATCGATGTCTTTGTCTTTGACGTTCTTTAGCTTCGAAGCTGTGTGCTGTATCTCCTTATGAGACATCTCACCAAACACTTTGGCCATCGTCTCGTTTTTGCTTGGATCCCGCAACGACTCGAACTCTGAAGCCACCGCATCAAAGTTCTTTTTGCCAGCACCACCCCCACCTTTCCAGTCGAGTCCCCCTCCAACATCGATAGCGACCATCCCAGTCTTGGACTTGTCCTTCCAGTGGATATTGTCCATTGGATTTTCAGATCCAGCACCAACTGCATCCCTGTTATTCAGCCAAGCATGGACAGCAAAGTCCTTTCCTGCGATCGATTGAGCATGTACCGAATTCCAGTTTGGCTTCGCTGAATCATCCAACCACTCGCCCGCGACACCCACCTTTCCATCGATATCAACCAGATGCATCTTCTTGGTGCCGCCTCCGGCCAACTCATAGAGCTTGGCTGTGAGCACTTCGTTCCTGGCTCGCTCTGGATCATCCGGAATCTTCACATAATACTTTTTGCCACCCATCATATAGGTGCCACCTTTTTCCGTTCCGAGCTTGCCTCCGATCTTCTTCCAGTTCTGACCATCTGCGATCTCTGGTGGATCTGAAGCGATCGCTCCGTCTGGTAGTCCGAACAGCCCCTTGGCTTTCATGTCAAGAAGATTCTGCTGGACTTTGGCAATCTTCTTGTTGATCCCCTTCGGATTCTTGTTCTTGCTCATGTTCTTTTCGAAAGCGTCCCAATCGCCTTCTTCTGCGAGCTTCTCCAGCTTGTCAACTTTCTTGAGCCAGTTATTCAACCAAGCTTTGGTCTTGGGAGTGCCTGCTGTGTGCTTGCTGAAATCGACTCCAGAGAGCCCTCCCACAGATCCCGGCACAATGTGCCCATCAGCATCGTACTGAGCCGCTGAGTACCCACCACCTTTGCCTGAGCCCTTACCAGATGAATGGGACATCTGATCGTGATGTCCTGGCATGTGCTTCTCTTCAGAAAGCTCTGCGTCTGGCTTTCCCTGAGCGGCCAATCGATCGTATTCTGCTTGTGTGAAATCTTCTTCTAAAAAAATCACAGCTCGCCTCCACTCACAATTGAAAACAAGCCCATCACATCATCTCCGTATTTCTTTCCTGATCGAGTACCGGCATACACTTCAGCCACAAATTCCAAAGCATTCTTTGTCGCATACCTTGAAACTTTGGTTTCTATCACAGCCAATTGCTCTTTGCTGAATTTGTGATTTTTTACACTAGAATACATGCTGCCTTTTTTTGATGAATGCCACTTGTGTCCCAATTCATGCAGCACTGGATTCGATTGAGCACTCCACTTGCTATCTACAGAAGCTGCTGCTGCTTTACGAGTACCCGCTCCGTTCATTTTCCGAGCAACATACAATTGATCATTACTTTGGCGATACATCCCCAAAGCTCTCATCTTGTTTACAGACACAGTCTTGGGCAATGGATCCCCATTTTCAATCGCCACTGTGTACGCATCTTCCACATCCTTTCTGATCAACTTTTGTGTAATATGAGCAGCCGCTGCCACCGCTTGCTTTCTCGCTGCTCCCCTTCCATGGGTAGACTGATCGTGATCTGCGTGCTTCAATATGAGCCGACCTTCATCATCGCTTTGCTCTCTTAGTTCGTGCAACCATCCTTGATGGATGCCATCATCTACTTTAACCGGAAGTAATGTCTTCTCCGGCTTGGTTGCTTTTAACCACTCTTCTACGTTATCCCTAGAAGCTGCCCTGGAACGTCCGTCAAGTGTCATTCTAGAGCCAACCAACACTTTCGCTTTCTGGCGACGACCCAACAACACCACTTCAGCCTCTCCCACTTGTCCGATCCCTGTGATCGCAGTAGAAAACACATCTTTAGCAGGCACCTTAGTTTTCACCATGAGCGAATTCTCTGGACTGCTCACATGCTTAGCTGTGAACTCACCAGCGACTACTGAAGACAACGAGTGGCTCGTGATCGCTCTGCTTTCAATGACAGCATCTACCCGACCAACCCGTGACCCATAGGGCTTTCCTTCCGCATACGCCCCCACAGTATCTGCTGCCGCTACCAAATCTTTAACAAACTTTGGAGGTGGTGTGTCTGGAAAATGATCCCCACGTCCATCCCCAGAAGATCCAGATCCCTTATAACTCAAACCCCTAAACGCAGAAACTTCTGTGACTCCGGCAGCAGCTAATTTCTCTTGCGTGTTCTCATAAATCGCCTTCGTGAGCTTGTCGATCGTGGCATGGTGCTCTTCCGTCAACCCCAAAGAATCGCCCTTGGAAGAACGACCTGAATCTGGAGCAAGCGTCCTCTCTACTGATTGATTCATAGCTCGTGGCAGTGCTGTACTGTTGTCTTTCATCCACTGGGCACTGGCTTGGTTCGCTAGATGATGGACTCCAGTAGAACCCACTGATTCTGGAGTCATATCATGAGGCTCTACACCCAACTTCGACAATACTGAATCTGCTTCTTCGTCAGTAACCCCAGCCTTTCGCATGCGATCGGTGACTTCATTCACTACTGTATCAAACTGCTTCTTGAATCCATCTAGAGACTCTGGCTCTTTCACTCCAAGCCTAGACTCTGACAACCCACCTCCAGATTGCTGAGCCAATTCTGACTCCCATACAGCATCGATTGAAGCACCTCCTCCTCCAGCTCCCCGACCTCTTCCATGGGTCAACTGATCATGTGATCCGTGCTTCAGTTGTGTGTCGGTTACTTTGGTGAAAGAAGTAAGATCTACGATCTCGGAAGTGCCCCGCTTATTCACAGTCACAATCGCATCGTAACCATCAGCGACTATTGCCTTAGACAAGCTCTTCCCTGTCTTGTTGTACTTAGCTTGCAGCCGCTTCTTCCAACTACCTTCGCCATAGATTCGATCGCCTGTTGAGAGCTCCATGACAATCGGTGATTTGAATTTAACAGAACCCTTTTCCCACCCAGGCATCGGATCTCGTTTAGGATCGTAATCGTGCGACATATAACGACCAGCAGGCTCTATGCTCTGCTGAAAAGAGTCCCCACCTACCGATTGAGAAGAAACTGTGTTGCGAACAAAATTAACTTTGACTGGCTTGCCAGTTTCAAACTCTACCCCGTATTCTGAGACAGCAGTCAGGGCAAGCGGGCCTCCCGAGGAACTGCCTCCCCTTCCGTGGGTCAACTGATCATGTGATCCGTGCTTCACTCTGAGCACAGCGTCTTTTTTCAGCATACGCTTGGCATAGTCACTGATCAGATCATCCGCAGAATCATCCTGCAGACCGTACATCATGATCACAGTGCATTGGCAGTTGATCCTCTCACCAGCACTCAACCTGGAATCACTTGGCCAGCGGCACTTCACTCCACCAAGAACCCATTCTCCATTTGAGTCCTCTGGCACTCCATCCAGATTTGCATGAGTGTCCCGTGTTGTGCTGCCCAACACCGACAACCAACCCCGACGCATCGGCAACTGATCACCCACTTCATCTTTGAGGTGCTGCATCGCTTCCGATCGAGCTCCATTCAATGCGTGCCCAATTTCAGTTCTTGCGATCCGTCGACCTCTCATCTTGGCATATCGACTGTCACCAACGAATTGGCTCATCATATTGATCGCCATCTGCTCGATGCTCAAACCTTCGACTGCTCCCACTCGTAGAAATTTCGTGATATCTCCGAGAGTGGTCATGTTGACCTCTGTCCAATAGTCCTGTGAAAAGGTCTCTGTCAGGTACTCTTGGATTGACTTCTTCATCCACT